CAACTCCATTTTCTTGGAACTCCGTTAACTTAGTAAAGGCTTATGCATCAGTATTTAGAAAAAATTCAAGCAATGCCTATGTTGTTTCATCTGATTACTATGTATCCTTTGATGGACTTCGTCTAGAAAATAAATCCACATCAAATCCACTATATGGGCTTACTGGTTATTCTGTTGTTAAAAATATAGATGCAAGGCCAATCGTTAAGCAAACAGCATATTCTGGATACATTGAATTTAGATTTGCTATAGAGGTGCAATGATGGCAACGCCAGATCCAGGCATCAAGAATATTATAATTCAAAAAAAAGATCTGCCAGCCTACGATGGTGAAAATAGTTCTTATACAATAAGATATAAGATAGTTTCTTCTGACGGAAATAGATCTTCGCATTGGTCTCCACAAAGAACTATGATAGTTGCAAAACCATTGAATATGAATTTTAATGTTGCTGTATCTGGTCCAAACGTCGTGGCAGTTTGGGACCATTCAAGTGGAAACATTTCTGATAAATTTGATGTTTATGTTAAATGGTCTGGAGATACAGAATGGTCTTTTGTTACTACAGTATCTTCATCTTATTTTGCAACATTAAAAAAACAGGCTAAAACAACTGTACAAGTTGCAGTACAACAGGAAACATATCAAAAACAAAGGTTTAATAATTCTACTCTATGGGAAAGCGGAGTTATATCACTGGCTTAGTGGTATAATTAAGTATGGCAAAAATTCCCCTACCTGAGCGTGGTCAACCACTAGATGTTACATATGTCTATCAAATGGCTAACTCTATTAATGATCTTGCCTCAGCAATATCTCCATCAACATATAAGTATGTGACCGTGGATGCAGGTTCAGCAGGAAAGCAAAGCGTAAGAACATCAGAAGCAAGAATTATTGGTGGATATGTTTCTATTAATAATAATACATCTGTAACTGCTTCAGAAGAAAAAGATTTTTCATATGACTTTTCAACAGATTTTAAGTATGCTCCAATAGTTGTTGCAACTGTTGTGAATGCGGGAGGAACCGATGCTGGTCGTGACATGTCAGTAATCATCAAGCCACCATCTACTAATAAAGTAGAGGGGTCTGTTAGATTTAATAAAGGTGGTATCGTAACCGCTGGAGTTAATCTCATTATCATCGGCATACCAAATTAATGCTGAGATGTTTAAAGTGCAAAGGAAGAATGTTCTTAGACAGAATATACTCATCCCCAATGCATCTCGAATCATACTGCATGCTTTGTGGATCTAGACGGTTTTTTAATCCGCCTAACAGTTCAGAAGAGGGAAGATGGCTACTAAAAAAGGAACTACAGAGGTCGAAGGCTACAATCTCCTCCCTATAATCCCTGGCAATAAAAAGGTTTGGTTTTTAAATAAAGATCTTGTTCGTATCTATCACTACAACCAATCAAATGGAATAATGTCTGTTTATAATATTACTAAAGATCAAATTGAAAGTTGTTTAATTAGTGATTTTAAAAATAAAAGAGAGCGAGCATATACGGTAGGCCAGACTGCTGATTTAGTTAATCGTCATAAAAAATATATGCCATCATTAATGAAACGAGGAGTCATTCCATTTCCTACGGGATCACAAAAAGGCGGGGACAGAGGATGGCAAGTAAGATCATACTACTCAGAATCCCAAGTAAGAGAGATACGTGATATACTTGCTACACACCATATCGGTAGACCAAGAAAAGATAATTTAATAACAAATGATATAACACCTACAAAGGCTGAATTGACAAGGCGAATGGGGGATGGTATACTTAAATATACGAAAACTGAAGATGGACGATTTATTCCAATTTGGAACGAATCAATTAATTAAGGGGTATAGAATGAATAACGAAGAAACAAAGGTATCTGTAACACTAGGATACACACTTAATCTAGGTAATTTTCAATCACTCAGACTTGATCTTGGTGTTGTTGAAAATCGCAAGAATGGTGAAACAGTTGACCAGGCGTTTGAACGTGTGTACAAGTTTGTTGAAGACAAACTGACTTCTAAAATTAACGAAGCAAAGTCTGAAATAAACGAGTAATGGCCGAACGCAAAGACCGAATGGCTTTGCTTTCAAGATACAGCAAGTATCACACAGCAAGGTACGAGTCAAAGCCATCACTAAATTTAAACGTTGAGCAATGGGCTTCCGACGCACTCGTAGAGTCCTACGGAATAGGAGAATGCTATGATTTACTTGAGTATTATTTTAGTGTTGCTTCCTCTCCTTCTTGGAACTACTTTGCTTACAATGCAGAGAAAATATTACAAGCAAGATTAGATAAGAAAAAAGACGATCAGGAAAGACTTGAGCGCAGGGCAAAGGCAAAGGAATGGCTAAGTGAGTAATACAGAATCAAAATTAATTTCTGCAGTACTAAAGGATAAACAAGCCCACGTTTTGCTACAAGCCAACATTGATTCAATTCTCAGAACTCACGGAGACATTTGGACATTTATCAGGAAGTATTTTGAGGCCAACGGATCAACCCCTCCAGTAAGCCTTGTCGTAGAAAAGTTTAGAGATTTTATTCCTACAGAAGAGATTGGTGCTACCAAGCATCACCTAGAAGAGTTACGTGCAGAGTATTTGACTGATAGTCTTAAAGATATTATTAGGTCAGCAGCATCTGATGTCCAGTCTGGAAATGGTCCAGAAGCACTTGACTCTCTAATCACTTCGACCTCAGCATTAAAAAAGAATACCTCTGCAATTCGTGATATTGATGTTACAGATCTTGATTCTGCAGTTGCATATTTTGAAAATGTAAAGAAGATGCAGGCTTTAGGGCATGTTGGAATTAAGACTGGTCTTCCTGGTTTTGATAACTACCTTCCAGCAGGAATCATGCCAGGGCAGTTAGGAGTCTTCCTTGCATACCCAGGTATCGGAAAGTCTTGGTTGGCTCTCTACTTCGCTGTACAGGCCTGGAAACAGGGTCGCAGCCCAATGGTCATAAGCCTTGAAATGAGCGAGACAGAAGTCCGTAACCGTGTGTTTACTATTATGGGTGAAGGTCTTTGGTCACATAGAAAGATTTCAAATGGTGAAATTGAAATAGACATGCTTAAGAGTTGGCATGCAAAGAGTGTTCAAGGAAAGCCAGAGTTTCATATCATTTCAAATGATCAGGGTGGAGAAATTAATCCATCCGTTCTTCGTGGAAAGATTGATCAGTATAAGCCAGACTTTGTAATCGTTGACTACCTTCAGTTAATGGCCCCTAATCAGAAGTCAGATAATGAAACGGTACGAATGAAGAACCTTTCACGAGAACTTAAACTTATGGCAATTGGTGAAGAGGTTCCTATTATTGCTATCTCATCTGCAACTCCAGACGATGTAAATGACCTATCAACTGTTCCAACTCTGGGACAGACTGCTTGGTCAAGACAGATTGCTTATGATGCTGACTGGGTACTTGCTCTTGGTCGTGGAACTAATAGTGATATTATTGAGTGTGCTTTTAGAAAAAATCGTAATGGATATATGGGGGACTTCCTAGTTCAGTGTGATTTTGACAAGGGATACTACAGATACAAAGACTTTGAGGATAAGTAAACATATGGGTATAATTAATGTATGGCAAACGTACATCATAAACCCATTAAGCGATTTAACCTCTCAGGGGTTATTCACGATGAGTCAGCCCTAGCCAGACTTAAACTGGAGTATGTTAGACTGCTGGTATCAGAAATGAAACTAACAGGGTACGTTCCAAGGCTTGACATAGAAGTAGATTTTACGGTAGACTATAATAGTAAGAAGAAGTATTTTGAGTTTGAAATCACGGTACATGGAATATACGTAGGAAGAAAGCAGAGCGAATGGATAGATGGAATAGACGGGCACAAGGTGATTTATACACCGCCGAACAAATTAAAAGAGTCCTCACGGGCGCAGGCATTGAAGTCGAATCTGACTTAGATTTAAACTACATTATATTTTGCCCTTTCCATAATAACAGTCGCACCCCAGCAGGAGAGGTCCACAAAGAGAATGGATTGTTTTTCTGTTTCTCTTGTCAGAAGACCGCACCTCTTATTGAAGTTGTCATGCATTCGTCTGGTAGATCATATTTTGAGGCAGCCAGATTTATAAAATCAAAAGAAGGTGAAACTAACCTTGAAGCAGAAGTACAGAAACAACTATACGCAAAGCCAGAGTTCCTTCCATTTGACGAGGTAGTCTTAAAGCGCTTATACAACGGCTTACTGGTTTCCGATAGAGCAAAAAACTATTTTAAGTATAGGAAAATAAATACGGAATCCTGGTCAAAGTTTTCTTTGGGCTACTCTATCAAGCAGGACATGGTTACAGTCCCAGTACACAGTCCAGACGGAATGCCTATAGGTTTTGTTGGAAGATCTGTTGAAGGTAAAGAGTTTAAGAATACTCCAGGTCTACCAAAAGCAAAGACTTTATTTAATTTGCATAGAGTAAAAACATCTGATAATGTCTATATAGTTGAGTCATCATTTGACGCTATTAGGTTAGATCAGGTTGGAATCCCATCAGTAGCAACTCTTGGGGCAAACGTGTCTAAGGCACAAGTAGAATTGCTTCAGAAATATTTCAACAACATTATAGTTGTTGCAGATAATGATGAAGCGGGAGGAAATATGAAAGACAGGATAATTGAAAAACTTGGATCTCGTGTTTCCGTTATAAAGTTAGATAAACAATATAAAGACATAGGCGACATGGATGACGATTCAATTGCTGGGTTACAGTTCCAGTTTGACAAATCTATCATGTCTATGCTAAACTAAGATAACAACACAAAGGAGAATAATATGAGCGTAGTAAAGGGACTAAAAGCAATCAATGCCCTGCTCGATAAGCCAAAGTATGATGAAAACTCACCGAAGGTAAAGTGGCTAAAACTTGCTGACGGTCAAGCAGTAAAGATTCGTTTCATTGAAGAATTAGACGATGAATCTGCAAACTACAATGAAGGTCGTGGACTTGCACTTGTAGTTAAGGAACACACAAATCCAAAGGACTACAAGCGCAAGGCTGTAGACACAATGGAATCAGAAGGCCGTGACTGGGCTGAAGAAATGCACCGCAAAGATCCAAAGGCTGGATGGCGAGCACGTCTTCGTTTCTATTGCAACGTTCTCGTTGACGATGGAATTGAAAAGCCATATGTTGCAATTTGGTCAATGGGTGTTAGTAAGCAATCAGCATTCAATACAATTCGTGAGTATGCCCTAGAAACAGGAAGCATCTCAAATCTTGTTTGGAAGGTAAAGCGTAATGGTCAGGGAACTGAAACAAGTTACACTTTGATTCCATCTGCACCAGATAAGGAACCATTCAACTGGGAAGGTACAGAGCCATACCCTCTTGAACTTGCACTTCGCAACATTCCTTACGCAGAACAAGAAGCATTCTACTTGGGCTTTGATGGCCCAACAACCACATCTGCAACAAACGCAGACTGGTAAGAATGAACTACGTAGGTTTACACGTCCACACACACTATTCATTATTTGATGGTGTTGCTACTCCAGAAGAATACGTTGACCGTGCAGTTGAGTTGGGGATGCCAGCAATTGCTATCACCGACCACGGTACTTTATCTGGGCACAGGGAACTGCACCGTGTTGCAAAAGCAAAGGGCGTTAAACCGATTCTAGGTCTAGAAGGATACATGTGTGCAGATATATCTGATACACGAGATAAATCTGAAAGAGAAGGTCAACAAGATCTTGTCTATAATCACATTATCCTTCTAGCCAAGAATAAAATTGGTTTAGAAAACTTAAATAAGATTAGCGAATTATCTTGGACTGATGGATTCTTTAAAAAGCCAAGGTTTGACTTTACAATATTAGAAAAATACAAAGAGGGAATTATTGTAACCTCTGCCTGCCCAAGTAGCGTTTTGGTCAAGGCACTAGAAGAAGAAGAGTTTGCACTTGCCAAGAAGTATATCTCCTGGTTTAAAGATCGTTTTGGAGATGACTACTACATTGAGGTAATGCCCCACAACGAAGCAAGTATAAATAAGCATCTTATTGCTTTAGCAGATGAATTTAATATTAAAGTTGTTGTGACTCCAGACTGTCACCACGTTGACCCATCACAAAAAGAAATTCAAGAATTTAAATTATTAATGAACACCCACGGCAAAATAAGTAAAGATACAACATATGCAAAGTCAGCAAAGATCGAATCTATGATGGAGCGCCTTGACTACCTATACGGAGAAGATCGACAAATAACATTTAATAAATTTGATATCCACCTTTTATCTTATGATGAGATTAAGGCTGCCATGGAATTGCAGGGGATAGATAGAGCAGACATATACTCAAACACACTACTATTGGCAGATACAGTAGAAGACTATGGCATAGAAGAAGGCTTAAATTTACTTCCAGTACAGTATAAGAGTCCAGACAAACAATTACGAAAGATTGCATTTGAAGGTTTAGAGTTAAAGGGGTTGTCGGATAATGAAGAATACGTTGCTAGAGTTGAAGAAGAATTAGAGATTATTAAAAATAAAAAGTTTGCTCCATACTTCCTTGTTGTTCAGAGCATGATTGCTTGGGCAAAGAAGGAAGGTATTATGGTTGGTCCTGGTCGTGGATCTGCAGCAGGTTCTTTAGTATGCTACACACTCGGAATAACAGATGTTGATCCATTAAAGTATGGACTGCTGTTCTTTCGTTTTATTAATCCAGATCGTAATGACTTTCCAGATATTGATACGGACATTCAGGACTCTCGCCGTGATGAGGTTAAAGACTATCTAGTTAGACAATATAGACACGTTGCATCCATTGCTACGTTCTTACAGTTTAAAGATAAAGGAGTCGTACGAGATGTTGCACGAGTATTAAATATTCCACTAACAGATGTTAACAAGGTTTTGAAGATGGTTGATACTTGGGATGAATATTGTACCTCAAAATCAACTAGAGAGTTTAGAGATAAATATCCAGAGGTGGAGATGTATGGAGAACAACTACGTGGCCGAATTAGGGGTACTGGTATTCACGCTGCAGGAGTTGTTACTAGTAAAGATCCAATCTTTAGGTATGCGCCGATGGAAACTCGCTCTTCTCCTGGATCTGACGATAGGATTCCAGTGGTTGGCGTTGATATGGAAGAAGCGGAAAGAATTGGTCTAATCAAGATTGACGCACTTGGATTAAAGACGCTAAGCGTTATTCAAGATGCAGTTGCAATGATTAAAGAAAACCACTATAAGGATATTAATTTAGACTCTCTTGATCTTGCAGATCCAAAAGTTTATGAAATGCTTTCTGATGGATATACTAAAGGTGTATTCCAGTGTGAAGCAACTCCATATACAAACCTTCTTGTAAAAATGGGGGTAAAGAATTTTAACGAACTTGCTGCATCTAACGCACTAGTTAGACCAGGAGCAATGAATACAATTGGCAAGGACTATATTGCACGTAAGCATGGAAAGCAAAACGTTTCTTATAGTCACCAAATTATGAAACCATTCACGGAGGACACTTATGGCTGCATCCTATACCAAGAGCAAGTTATGCAAGCATGCGTACACCTTGGACAAATGTCCATGTCGGAAGCAGATAAAGTTAGAAAAATCATTGGAAAGAAAAAAGATGCTAAAGACTTTGACGAGTTCAAAGAAAGGTTTGTCGAGGGTGCTTCTGCCTTTATTAGTCCCAATCAGGCTCGTGATCTATGGCACGACTTCGAAGCGCATGCTGGGTACTCGTTCAACAAGTCTCATGCGGTTGCTTACTCTACGCTCTCGTATTGGACGGCGTGGCTAAAGTATTATTATCCACTTGAGTTTATGTTTGCTCTTCTAAAGAATGAGAAAGACAAAGACAATAGAACTGGATATCTTATTGAGGCAAAGCGTATGGGTATTTCAGTAAAACTTCCACACATCAACGACTCCGACTTTGACTTTAAGATTGAAGGGAAGGGAATTAGATTTGGGCTTACTGCAATTAAATATATTTCTAACAATATTGCTGAAAAGTATATTGCTGCTAGACCATTTAAATCTTATAAAGAGGTAGAAGAGTTTACCTTCACAAAAGGTAATGGAGTAAATAGCCGTGCATTACAAGCAATGAATATGATTGGTGCTTTGACTTTTCCAGATAACGAAAGAAATGATACTCAGATCAAAGAGAACTTGTATGAATATTTAAACCTTCCAGAGTTTAATATTACAATTCCATCTCATTACTATGCATTTATTCAGGATGTTTGTGACTTTGAAGAAAAGGGTTCTTATATTCTTATGGGTATGGTAAAATCAATTAAGCGAGGAACAGGATGGTCACGAGTTGAAATTTTGGACAAAACTGGCAGTGTCGGTATATTTGATGATGAAAATACGACTATTGAGACTGGTCGCACTTATCTTATTCTTGCAAATGATAACAGGATTGTATCTGCAGTTCCTGCTGATGAAATAAAGACGTCAAGCAATGCTTTAGTCAAGTTCCTTAGTTATAAACAATTGCCATTTACTGAGGAGGAAATGTTTGTGGTATCCTTTAAGCCAAGAGTAACAAAGACTGGTAAGAAGATGGCCTCACTTACTCTTGCGGATACTTCTAGAGATTTGCACTCTATCACAGTATTCCCTACATCGTTTGCTAAGGCTTATATGAATTTAGAAGAAGGAAAGTCTTATAAGTTTGGGTTTGGTAAAACAAAAGACGGGACAGTTACATTGGAGGATATACATGTCAGTTAGTTTAGAAGAAGCATTAGCACAGTTAGATCCAAAGTTAAGAAAGAAGTTAGGTAATGGAGTTGGGGTGGCCTATGAGTATCAACCAACACCAAGTTTTGGATTAAACAAAGCCCTAGGTGGTGGGCTTCCGTATGGAAGACAGGTACTTATCTGGGGATCAAAGTCTTCTGCAAAGTCATCTATGTGTCTTCAAATGATTGCTCTAGCACAGGCAGAGGGAAAGTTGTGTGCTTGGATTGATTCAGAAATGTCATACTCAGAAGATTGGGCTAGACAACTTGGGGTAGATCCAGAGAAACTCATCTACTCACAAGCAAGAACTATCAGTGATATGGTAGATGTTGGTGTTGGATTAATGAGTGCTGGAGTTGATTTAATTGTGGTAGACTCTATTACATCAATGCTTCCAGCAATTTATTTTGAAAAGGACACTGATGAGATGAAGGCTTTGGAGAATACAAAGCAGATTGGAGCAGAATCCCGTGACTTTAGCAATGCATGGAAGATGCTTAACTATGCTAATAATAAAGTTAAGCCTACTCTGCTTGTCCTTATTAGCCAGTCTCGTAATAATATTAATGCTATGTATACTAGCCAGCAGCCTTCTGGTGGTCAGGCTACTAAGTTTTATTCCTCTTGCGTTATTAAATTATTTAGTTCCGAGTCCGACAATCAAGCGATTAAAGGCAAAATTAAAGTAGGCGATAAGTTGATTGAAGAAAAAGTTGGAAGAAAGATTAAATGGGAACTTCAGTTTTCAAAAACTTCCCCAGGATTCCAATCAGGAGAATACGATTTTTATTTTAGAGGAGACTCTATTGGGTTAGATGCAGTTGGAGATCTTGTCGATACTGCAGAACTTGTAGGTCTAGTTGAAAGAACTGGTGCATGGTATTTATTGCCAGATGGAACCAAGGTTCAGGGTAGAGATGGTTTTATCAATCGTGTTAGAGAAGATCTTGATTTGCAAGATGATCTTAAGAAGAAGTTGTCTTCATGATAAAGTTGATATAATATGATAGTGAATCCTATACTTGTAAAAAATATTCTTAGTAGCGAAGATATTGCAGAGATAAAACTTTTAGTTAAAGAAGAAATGGCAAAAAGAAAAGTTGTTATCCATGATATTCCAATACCGTATGCAGATTCAGAGACATTAATTAAAGAGTATAGTATGTTTGCAAGAAGAGATATTGAGATTTTTTCACTTCCAGATAGAATTTTAGAAAAGTTTAACAAACTTACAGAGTTATTTCCTGATGACTTTAAGTATATAATTGATAAATCATGTATAACTTATGCAGAGTACCGTGGAGTTTATGGAGAGCCATCGTTGGGGCCACATCATGATGGTGGAGAAAGTACATTTATGGTTAACTATCAATTGGAGTCAAACATAGATTGGTCTGTTGGCGTTGGAAAAAATGTTTATGATATTTTTGATAATGAGGCGTTACTTTTTTCTCCCACGGAGATATTTCATTGGAGACCAATACTACCATTTAAAGATGACCAGTATCTTTGTGTTATATTCTTAAGATATGCGACAGTACCAATAGCCGAAATTCCAGTTATAAAGTATACAGAAAAAGATAAGGCAGAAGTTAAACACTTGCGTGAAACATATTATCAAAAAAAAGAATTAGAAGGTAAACAATTATGATAAAATCTGCTTTTATTTTAAAAGATATATTTTCTGATGAAGAAATTAAAAATATTAAAGACACAATTTTTAATCAAAGTTCTAAGAAAGAGGTAATTAACCTAGAAGAGCCAAATGGTATTGATGATAATACAAATAAAATCTATGGCCTTATGGGTAGGCTTGATGTTGAAAAACTACATTTTGATAAAATTATTATTGAAAAAATTGAAAAAACTTTAAGTGATTTATATCCTAATAAAAAATTTTACATAGGAAATAAGGATATAATTTCATCAACATATTCAGGGCTGTATGGAAAACCAGGACTATCAGAGCATAAAGATGGAGGGCTTCCCTTAAAGATTATTGTTGATTATCAACTTGACTCAAGTACCCCCTGGAATATTAAAGTTGATGGTGAAGAGTATGAGATTGGAAACAATGATGCACTTGTATTTGATCCAGTAGTCTCATCTCATTCAAGACCACAAAAAGATTTTAATTTAAATGATTATGTGACTATGATTTATTTTAGAGGAAATGTAAGGGATATAGCCTAGATGGCATCATATACCGTTTATTCTGGGCAGTGGGTGTGCCATACTTGCAAGGCAACTGTTATGACATTAAGATGTTATGCTGAGACAAAAACTCTTACCTGGATGTGTAAGGATAAGCATTTGACTACAGTATATTTAGGTAGAAGGAAAAAGAAAGACTTTGAGGCAGAAGGGGACATGGTAGAATAGAATATGACTAAATTTTCAGCACAAGATAAATATCCAGAGTATGCCGATATTCTTGCTCGTCAAACTCCAGTATCAGGGCAAGATTTTTATCCAGTACTTTTTGACTCAATTTTATCTGATGAAGAGTTACAGGATATACAAACATTCTTTGATAAATATCCAGTAGATAATATAAAGGTGCAAGCATATTCTGGGCTAGGAACACTTAGTGCTCAGTTTAAAAATCAAGAAGAAATTATAAAAAGAATTGAAAAACTAGCAAGTGATGCAGTTGGAGAAGACTTAGAAGTTTTAGATTTTGGAGGAACAAGATATAGCAGAGAGTTTGGCTGGGAAGCAAAACTAGGGCCACACTATGATGCAAGGCCAGTAGAGATGTATGTTCTTGATTTTCATGTTAAATCTAACGAAGATTGGAAATTGTTCTTTGAGGGTGATGAATTTTCCTTTTCTGACAATCAGGGTTTACTATTCAGTGGAACTGGAACAATACATTGGAGAGAGCCAATAAGAATTAGAGATGATTCAAGGATTGATTTAATATTCTTTTGGTTACAGCATAAAAATCCTAGACCAATATCTGAAGAGCACACTAGGAATATGAAAGAAAGACAAAACTTCTTTTTAAAGAATATAGATCCAGTTAGCCCACTATCAAAGGATTACTGGTGGAAGCCTATAAAGATATCAGACAATGCTGAAAGATATCCACACTATCAAAAGATAAGTACAGAAACTAAAGATCCAATTAGACACAATGAGATGTATCAGTATGTTTTAGAAAGTAATCAATTAGACACTTTTTATTCTGATTATATTTTAAAAGAAAACAAACTTACATTAGTCGATATAGATAAAAAAGTGCTTGATGGTATTATTACAAAAATGACACATGTGTATGCAGAATCTTCTATTAATTTTATTGATAGTCACATATTCAGATTAAATAATCTAGAGGATGATCTAGGCAGCATGTTTTATCAAAAAAGAAAAGATGGCCAAAAGTCTGTCTCTATCCTTTTTCCACTTGGAGTAAAAGATAAAATTAAAATTAATATAGATGAAAAAGATTTTACTCTTAATACAGAAATGTGTATTACTTTTTCTGACACAGACCAAGAGGTACGTATTTTAGATACAAATAATTCAATAGACTTTTTAGTTTGTAGTTTTGAGATCAATAAAAAAGACAATGAATATGTCTGAAAAAAGCGAAAGCAAAAGAATAGGTGCCAAGCAGCACAAGAACTCTGGTCGAGGAACCCATAAGGGGGACGCTTCCTGGGAAAATTTTACTGTAGACTTTAAGGAAGTTGGAAAATCTTTTACATTAAATAAAGCAGTATGGGCAAAGGCAACAACCGATGCAATTAAAAACGGCAATGACCCAGCAATCATTGTTGTAATTGGAGAGGGCAATGCCAAAGTAAGACTTGCAGTAATTGAGATGAGCATATTAGAACAAATTGTGGATGGTGTATAATATAATTATGAGAAATAATCAGATTGATAATGTATTTACACCTGAAGAGATTCAAGAGATTAAAGCAGTCATTGAGCAAGAACTTGCTACCCGTGAAGTTGTTGAGTGGGATGACGCAGTAGACGGGAATTGGCATGAGTCTAGTATTATTAGAATTAAAAGAAATAATCTAGGAAGACTTGACATTAACGATGTACCACTGCCTCCATCAATTATAGACAAGGTTACAAAGTTAGCAAAAGATAACTGCCAGATAGATGTTGATATTGAAAGATTGATCGCTGTCACATACGCAGAGTATAGCCTTAAGTATGGCCAGCCAAAGTTAAATGTGCACAAAGATCGTGACCCATTTGCAAAAGATAAAGAGAGCAATGTTGGTGGCGCAGGAGTAGTCCTGACTTATCAACTGGAGTCAAATGTTTCTTGGCAGGTCGGAAGCAATAAAGACCTTTACACAATACCAGATAATGGAATCTTAATGCTTTATCCAAGACAGGATTACCACTGGAGAACTATTAGAAATTGGGATGATGGAGACTTTGTTAAGGTTTTGTTTTTTGAAATGTTAACTCCAAATGTTCCTCCAGTTGTTGAAGATATTGAGTTGCTAGAAGAAATTAGAAACTTTAGAAGAGACCTAGGAGAAAATAAATGAAATATGATGAATCAAACACAATAGTTAAAGACGTTTTAACTCCTGAAGAAATTGCAAGTATCTACAAGATGTTAGAAACGCCATCCCAAGAATACGTAATGAAAAGATTTAATCAAAAGATTTCTGATTTTCAGTTACCTCCAAGCGTTGCAAAAAAGATTGTAGATCATTGTGAAAAAATATCTGGAGAGTCTGGATTGGTTATTTCAGAATATCAGTTTGCAAGATATACAAACATATATGAGGAGGATGGTACTTTAGGGGCACCTCTTCTATCTCCACATTATGACGAAACATTTAAAGAGCCAAGATTTACATTTGATTATCAAATGA